TGATTTTACAGTAGGATCTACTGTTGTAACAGATGATCAAATACAATTTACACCATCAACTAGTGATACAGCTACTATATCTGCTACTACTGATGGTAATTTAAACTTAGCAACTGTTGATGGTAGTGGAAATAAAGAGGCTGATATAACACTTAACGCATTAGGTAATATTAATTTAGCGGTTGCAACTGCCACTCATTATGTTGATGTAAATCAAAATATTAGATCAGGTAACCAAGGTGATATACAATATGTAAGTAGTGAATATTATATTCCTATTACTGCCACTGATTTTTTAGGTTTAGCAGATGCTAGAGGAGGATGTGCATGGGGTATGGAGTTAAATGGTACATGGATTTCTCACGGTAGACAACCTGGTTTTGTGGAAAAATTAATACCTCTTGGATTTAAAGCTACTGGTTGTATAGTATATGGTGAATATGATGGTAGTGGTGATAATCAATTTAGAGGATATGAAGGGGCTATAAATGCCAATACTAATACAGCACAAGGAACTGCAAAAGATGTGGGTACAGCATCTGACTTTACTACTGATGGTGGATCAGATATAGTAGGTGATGGAGTTAAAACTTGCCGTATAGTAATAACAATTAATGAAGCAAGAGATCAAATTTTTGGAGGTAAAATAATTTTAGAAAAAGTATAAGATATGATATATAATATAAAACAGAATCATACAGGTAATACAGACAATCAATTAATAGGTCATGCTAGGCAAGATAATGGATTTACCTATAAAGTACATTCTTGTAAAATAAGCAATGTAGATACAACTGATATATATGTAACTATTAAAATACATAGTGTAACAGAAACAGTAGAAATACATAAGAATCTACTTATAAAGAAAGGATATACTATAGAATTATTTGATGAACCTTTTGAGTATCCAGATAAATATGATTTTTTATTAGCTTTAGATAATTCTGCATATGCAGTAAGTTGGATTACAAAGAGTGAAGTGTTAGAAGAAAATGCAAGAATAGAACCTTAAAAATATTTTTTTTTCAATAAACTTTTTTTATTTAAACTTTTTATATATATTTGCCTATTATTAATTTAAAAATATTTTAATCATGGCGGATAAAAATGAAAATCCTAAAAATGCAGAAGAACTTCTTTCACAAGAAGAACTAAATGCTAAAAGAGATGAGATCACAGAATATTATAAAGATCACATCCCTCACTTACAATCTCAACTAGAGTATGAAAATTTGTTAAGAGATATTGAAAAATCTCGTGCAGAAAGAATGCAAGCACAGATGTTTATAACAAAGATGGCATCTACGCCACCTGAAACAATGCCTTCTGTACCTAAAGCACCTCCTGCACCTAATGTAAAACCTCCTGTTGTTGAGACTCCAAAAAGAACTCTTAAAAAAGCTGAATAATGAATAGTCCTTTAAAATTTACAAGAGAACAGATAGAGCAGACTATAAAGAGAATGACTAATTATCAATGGTTTGAAAAAGGTAATTATAACCTTAACATTGTAGGAATTAGAAATTCTAGTACTGGCACTGAAGTTACTAATAAATTTGATGATAAAATTACATTATCTTATAAGACTGGTGAAACATATGATATTAAAGGAAATATTTTAACTCCTGGAATATGGCAGTTTCATTCATATGATTGTACAACAGATCCTGGAACTCATTGGGTTGAAAATATAATGAGAAAAGATGGAGTAGCAATACTAAAACCTGGACAATATAGAGGTAGTCATATTATAAGAAAACATCAGGGTAGATATGAAGCTTTAGGACAGGATAGGCCTGTAAAAGTTTATAGAGATGATAACCGTGATCAATGGTATAATCTTTATGAAGACTCTGTACAAGAAGGAAATTTTGGAATAAATATTCATAGAGCTACTAAATATGCTGGTAAAAAATCTAAACAAGTAGATAAATGGTCAGCTGGTTGTCAGGTGATTGCATCTAATGATGATTGGAAAGAATTTATGAGTATTTGTAGAAAAGCTAGAGATGTTTGGGGAAATAGATTTACTTATACGTTACTGCAAAGTGACAAAATATTAACTTCATGGCTGTAGTTAATAAAGTAAATAAGAAAGTAAAAATGAGTAAGGATGATATAATTAAATATCAAATCCTTACTCATTGCTTTCTAAATAATATTCAAATAAGTTCTGCAGATTTAAATTGTTTGTGTGAATTATGCAAGATGGGAACAAAAGAATTAACACTATTTTGTGAAGATATATCTAAAAAAGAAATTTTTAAAAGTCCTCAATCTTGTAGAAATGCTTTAACAAAAGCAGAAAAGAAAAAATTAATTATTAAAAATGGATCTAATAAAAAAACTATTAGTATTAATAGTGATTTAAATATACAAACTGAAGGTATTATTTTTTTAGATTATAAACTTGTATCAATTGAAACCAAAAAATCATAAGTTTTTTTTTGAAGAAGTGGCAAAAGAAATAGGAGTGCACAAAGATGTTGTTGATGATATTGTAACATTTTACTATAATAAAATAAGAAAGAATTTATCAGATTTAACTGATACTCATATTAATGTTGCATCATTAGGAACATTTATAATAAGAAAAAAGAGATTAGAAAAATCAATAAAAAGAAATAAAGATATAATAGGTAATCTTCAAAAAATGACATATAAAGGTTATGATAAATACGTACCTGTTAAAAATAAATTAAAGCAAATGGAGGATGCTTTAGAAATGTTAAACAAAAAAATAAAACTAAAAAAAGAATTTAAAAATGAAATTTAATAAAATTTTAAGTGCTTTTGGAAATATGGATCAAATTTTTGAAGGTGTTAAAAATAAAATATTTAAAAAGAAAGATGTTGAAGAAATAGCTGATATTAGATGGATGAATTGTCTTGCCTGTCCTGCATTAGATAATATAGGTACAGATTGTGCTGTTAATGGAACACAACCTTGTTGTTCAGATTGTGGTTGTAGTTTAGGAATTAAACTTAGAGCTTTATCATCTAGTTGCCCAAGAGGACATTGGAAAGCAGTTATGAGTAAAAGGGCAGAAGATCAAGTTAAGAAACAAATAAAAACAGAAGAAGATGCCAGTAATATTTAGATCAGATGGTCATATATATGAAACACTTAATGAAAATCTTGAAAAAGATCAAATTAAGTGGACAAGTGTTACATCATTTGTAGGAATGTTTAAACCTAAATTTGATGCAAAAGCACAATCTAAAAAATCTTCTAAGAATAAAAGATCTAAATGGTATAAAATACCTCCAAAAAAAATATTAGAAATTTGGGATAATGAATCTAAAAGAGCTATTGAATTAGGTAATTGGTATCATGATGAAAGAGAAAATAGATTACTAGAATTTAAGACAATAGAAAGAGATGGTGTAGAGGTTCCAATAATAAAACCTATTACAGATAATAATGGGATTAAAATAGCACCTGAACAAAAATTAAAAGATGGTGTATATCCTGAACATTTTGTTTATTTAAAATCTGCTGGTTTATGTGGACAAGCAGATCTTGTTACTATAGTAAATGGTAAAATAAATATTCTTGATTATAAGACTAATAAAGAAATTAAGAAAAAAGGTTTTACTAATTGGGAAGGCATAACATCTAAAATGTATAAACCTGTTAATCATTTAGATGATTGTAATTTAAAACATTATAACCTTCAATTAAGTTTATATGCATATATAATTAAAAAACATAATCCTAAACTTAAAGTTGGAAATTTAAAAATCCAACATGTAGTATTTGAAGAAGAAGGTAAAGATAAATACGGCTATCCAATAACTAAATATGTAGATGAAGAGCCTGTTGTAAAAGAAGTAATTATTTATGAACTACCATATTTAAAAGATGAAATTCAAAGTCTTATAATGTGGTTAAAAGATAATCCAATATGCTAGTAAAATTATTTGATATACAAAATGGTAAAGTTGTTCCTAGTGAGCATTGTTATACTTTAAAATCATTAAAGAAGATAATGGAAGAATATCCAGATACATATTTATCTGTATATCAATATGTATTTTATATGACATGTCCTGATCCAGATTTAAATCCTTTTTTCAATATGCCTGAGCATGAAAAAGAAGATATGATCATAGAAGAAATAGAATTAGAAGAATCTACTGAAGATGGTGCAATAAGATATGCTATAGATACATGTAAAGAATTATATGAAACTCCCACATATAGAGCATATAAAGGTATTAAAACTATGCTAGATAGATTAGCTAGGTATATGGAAACAACATCTATTGATCATGGTAGAGATGGTAATTTAACTGCATTAGTTAATACTGCTGCTAAGTTTGATCAGATTAGACAATCTTTTAAAGGTGCATATACTGATATGAAAAATGAACAACAAAGCTCTGTTCGCGGTGGACAGGGATTAGCTTATGATCAATTATAAATTTAAAACTATGATAAAAGAAAATGTTAAAAATTATAAAGTAATACCTATTGGTAAAAGAGTATTAATAAAACCAGTAGAAGTTGTTGCAGAAACAAGTTCAGGAATTATTCTTCCTGATTCTCAAGTTCAACAAAAACCTCAAGGAACTATTGTTGCAAGAGGTCCTGAAGTAGATAAAGAGCTTCAAATTGGAGATTTTGTTCAATGGCTTATTAATATGACAGTTGATGATAAAGAATTTATTCATGAAGGAGAAAGACATATATTATTATTTCAAGATGCAATTATATGTAAATTGAAAGAATTAGATGTATAAAAAAATTCCTACATATAAAGATGGTAAATGGGACTATAAAGAATTTAAAGAAAAACAAGAATTTATAGAATTTCTTCTTACCATTTTTAAAGAACCAGGGCAGTATCAATTTGATGAGACTGCCTTGCTATTTAATGAACAAGCTACAATATTTAATACTGAAGGATATTATTGCAATAAACCTTTTAGATCCAAAGATTATATAAATTATTGGAATGATCAAAAAGAAAAATGTAGAGAAGGAGTAATATTTTATGGTAAGGAAAATATATTTTATCTTACTAGAGATTACTATATGTGGTTAAACTTCTTACCAATTTTTGATAAAGAAGAAAAGAAATATGGATTTGCTAAAGTTAGAGATGCTCAATATCATATGGCATTATATGAATTATTAGCTGAACTACATCATAGACATGTAGCTATTCTTAAGAAGCGTCAGATAGCTTCTTCTTATTTCCATATGGCTAAAGTTTTAAATCAATTCTGGTTTGAAGAAGGATCTATATGTAAAATAGGAGCATCACTTAAAGACTATATAAATGATAAAGGTTCATGGAAATTTTTAGATGAGTATAAAACATTTCTCAATGAGCATACTGCTTGGTATAGACCTTGTACTCCAGAAAAGGTTTTATTATGGGAGCAAAAAATAGAAGTAAGAATAAATAATAGAAAAACCAATAAAGGTCTTATGTCTAAAATACAAGGTGCATCTTTTGAGAAAAACCCAACAACTGGTGTTGGTGGACCTTGTACATACTTCTTTCATGAAGAGGCTGGTATTGCTCCTAAAATGGATCAAACATTTGAATATATTAGACCTGCAATGACATCCGGTATGATGACAACAGGTATGTTTATTGCTGCTGGATCAGTGGGTGATCTTGATCAATGTGAACCATTAAAACAAATGATCTTAAATCCTGAAGGAAATGATATATATGCTGTAGAAACAAACTTAATGGATGACAAAGGAACTATAGGAGTTTGTGGTTTATTTATTCCTGAACAATGGTCTATGCCTCCTCATATAGATAAATATGGAAATTCACTTATTGAAGAAGCATTAAAGTCTATTAGAGAAGAAAGAGCTCAATGGAAAAAAGATTTATCTCCTGAACAATATCAATTAAGAATATCTCAAAAACCAATAGATATTGCAGAGGCTTTTGCATATAGAAAAGAAGCTATATTCCCGCAAGCTGTATTATCAAAACAAATTAAGAAAATTGAGGAAAAAGAATATGCTTATGAGTTTGTAAAACTAGAAAGACTTGATGGAAGAATTAAACCAAGTAAATCAAATAAATTACCTATATCAACATTTCCTGTAAATAAAAAAATGGAAGACAAAACAGGATCATTAGTTGTATGGGAAAAACCTGTAAGTAATCCAACGTTTAGTATGTATTATGCTTCTATTGACCCTGTATCAGAAGGTAAGACAACTACATCAGATTCTTTATGTAGTATATTTGTTTATAAAAATCCTGTTGAAGTTACAAGAGAAACTAAAGATGGATTAGAAACATTTGTAGAAGGTGATAAAATTGTAGCATCATGGTGTGGTAGATATGATGATATAAATAAAACTCATGAGCAACTTGAATTAATAATAGAATGGTACAATGCATGGACATTAGTTGAGAATAATATATCTCTTTTCATACAACATATGATTGCTAGAAAAAAACAAAAGTACTTGGTACCAAAACAACAAATAGTATTCTTAAAAGATCTTGGATCTAATTCTAATGTATTTCAAGAATATGGATGGAAAAATACAGGTACATTATTTAAAAGTCATTTAATATCTTATGCTATTGAATTTATTAGAGAAGAAATATATCAAGATACAGATGAGCATGGTAATATAGTAAAAACAGTTTTAGGAGTTGAAAGAATTCCTGATAAAATGTTACTAACTGAAATGATGCAATATTTCCCAGGATTAAACGTAGATAGACTTGTAGCATTTTCTGCATTAATAGCTTTTGCAAAGCTTCAGCAAGCTAATAGAGGGTATATTAAGCGTAAAGAACAGGATAACTCTAAAGATAGCTTGGAAAAATCACAAAAAATGTATAAATTAAATATGAGGCCTTTTAAGAATTTAGGAAGGAAAAAGAGATTTGGATCAACTAAATTTAAAAAATCCCCATTTAAAAACATAAAATAAAATGAATGATTATTGGACGACCACTTCAACAGGATATATATCAAACTGGATAAGCAATACATCTTACGGAAAAGTATCTATTAAATACACAGTAAAGAAAAAATAATATGAGAGTACTTAATGCTTTACAAATGAAAAACGGAGCTAAAGCTGATAGTAAGGATTATCCTTCTTCAGCTAGCTTAACACAACCTGTACAATTTTTACCTGCTAAAAAGAAGGATGATGATTGGGCTGCTTGGAATTTAGATTGGTTAGAGTTGGAAGGAATGGAGTATCTAAAAAAGACTGCCAGAAAAATGCTTAAAAATTATAAGCTGGCTAAAGGTATTATAGATAAAACAGACTATATAGTTGAAGAAGATAATGATTATAAAGATCTAATGGATGTATTAACTAAGTCAGATGATTCTGCATTAGAACTTAAATTTTATCCTATTATACCAAATGTCTT